GTTTCAGAGACCCAGAAATCTTCACCAGTTTTTTTCACGTCTCTCGTATCGCACTGTCGATGGGTTCTCTGAAACTGGTAATCCCGGTGGGTTCTCAAGATTGCCAAGAACTTTCCTCCTTAATTTCCTCTTGCTTCAAGTTCTCAACGACATTCCCTGCACTCCTTGATCTCCCCAGCAGTACATCAGCTATCCCAGTGTACTCTTCCACTTTCTGATTGGTCAAGCCCTTATTGAATTCCTTGACCACATTATAATTTATGTTCTGGTCCCACGGCCCTAAAGTCTTCTGGCCAAGTACCCTGATCCAGGATCCAATGGATGCCAGACTGTCTGATAAGCTAACTTTCTTAAATACATTTCCCGGTCCCCCCAATTTCCAGCCTATGCTTTTTCTACCTGTCGTGTGATTCACCAATTTCTTGATGCTCACAATTGGGGCAATTTTGATCAAGGAATCCAAGTATTTATACAGCCTCACGTCTAGGTTTCTCCAACAAACCCAATATCCCACTCCAGCTAAACAAGCTAAAGCGCCTTTAATTTCTCCATCACTAGGGATGATCCACTCATCTTTGTGTTCAGCTGTCACATTGATCACACTATTCACTCCCACCACTATGCAACTTATCACGTCCCCTGGATTTTGGGATGATTCTATTCGCATACTAAGGGAGTACGAAAGACCACTCTCGACCCCCATAATGGATAGGAGAGTCTCCAATTGAACTTTGACAGGTTGTATGAGTTCCTTAGGAATTCCTTGTATCGCCTCGATATAGGATATCTTTCGAGCCCTCTCCAACTCACTCTTATGGTCAGACAGAGCCCAACAAATTGTTAAGGCGTCACAAAGAGACTCAAAACGGATGTATTTGTTTTTTGTTGCTTTTTCCAATCGTTTTCTGAATACCGCATAAAGTTCTGAAGTGAATGAACTGCTGTAACTTGTAGTTACTACTGATGTGGACAAAAAGTACTTGCCCAGTCTGGCTATTATGTTGTTATTTGGGTGACACGACAAATCAGAACCATAAACTTTGTATATAACAGTACCTCCGGGTTCCAACATGTTTATTCCCTCCTCCTCTAGGAGTTGTTCGATCTTTGCCTGAGTGTCTTTACTTCGAATTTCCATGTCAAACACCATCAAATCAATTTTGAGTCGATGTTTTTCTTTTAATCTTCGGAAGTTTGTCCATGTGTTGAGACAGCTTAGGTCAGAAGGCTCCATCCATGCATTATCTTTGTTAACACACCTCTCTGGATCGTATGTGCAATTTTGGATCGCAGGCGGCACACCTGGAGAAGAACCCCTTAAGCTAGATCCTCTGTACTCGATCAATGAGTTGTAAATATATCTTGCTGTCGGATTAATTCTTGACAAACAAGCACTCATTCCTCCTGATCCGTCCCCCCCACACAAGAAATCTGAGTAATTGATGCCGACCCTTTTGATTATAGCTTGCAACTTATAGTGAGCTCCCGTAGCAATCTGTCCAAATCGCAACCCTGATATCAGGGGGGATTGTATTTTTGGAAATTTAGGCAATTGTTTAAGGCTGATTTGATCCAAGTGCTCTACCAGGTCAAGTTCCTTAATCACCACATCACCGACTACTTCCCGTCCCCATATCAAGTGAGGAGTGTCTTGGTGATGGAATGTTCTCATATATTTACATGCATGTCGCATTTCCTCTCCGCATGTTACACCCCCTCTCAATAAATAATCGGGGACTTTGAAATCCGCAACTCCTGATCTTATTGCAGTTGACATTTCCCTCAAATCCCTTATTCGGTTGTTCCATCCTTTCTTCATTCTCCCTGAATCTGATTGCAATCCCTCGGCAAGTTCCCGCATAATGAGACTACTTAACAGCAAGGGCCCCATCACTTCACTACCAACTACATCCGAGAAGAGCAAAACTCGGGGGAACTTTTTAATGATTTTCCATGATCTATCCATGTCAAATGCTCTTTTCTTTAACCAGGTCCTTATCAGGCTGCCCATGTCAATATCTGATATGGGGAATGTAGGGGGAACCTTATGAGGAGAGTGAACCAACTCATGTAGGATGGAGCCTTTTCTGCATAAGGCCAAGAAACTTTTATTCTCTGTAATGCCTTCGATACAATGAATGACAGATCCCATTAATGTACTTTGGAGAACTTTGGGGTGTACTATGTTTCTACGGTGTATGGCGTTGATCCCTGATGACCTAAACAATCCATCGAGAAGGCCATACAAGTACTCTTGACCAATCACTTTCCCCTGGATGGAAAGAGGGAATAGGGACGTCTCTTCAAGGTACAATTGATCTCCCAGTATTTCATTGCCAATGATGAATCCTCCTACTCTTCCGGCTTGGTATGAAATCTCTTCAGCTGAGACTCCTGATATTGGAATCTCTTGAAGAGGGAATCTAGGCTTGTTGACAGACCATGCGGTTTTATCTGGTTTCCATTTTTTTAAGACTCCACTCACATCGGGGTGATCGAATTGGATTCTGCTATCTAAAACCGGTTCTTCTATCTCCCTTAGACAACTTCGGCATTCTAGGTGAAGATGTCCTGTCATTTCTCTACTGATTCCCTTGCCTATCTCAGTCAAACTTATCTGTCCGTACAAGATGGATGGTTGGAACATAAAGTCATAATTTTTACTTCCTACTATTTCGAATGTATCTGTCGAAATGATGACCCAGCTCAACTTTGTTGGATTGCAGGCTGCATATCCCCCGGAGCTCATGCGAGAACAAGTGAATCTGTGTAAAGCAGAGCCTGTCCTTTTGAAGCTCTCGTGAGATTGACTCCAGACTTCTCCAGTCAATCCTTGTAACACTGACAGAATCGCATGGCCAAGATTGCTTTCTTTCTCAACAAACCAATGGATAGCATTGCGCAATTTGACGGCTCTTTTGATTAGGCTCACTTTGCTCTCTCTGTCCCACGGTTGCAAGATGCTGGTGCTTTCTGAAGTTCGGGAGCCTAGGTAAGCCACATAAGGACCCTTTCTGTTTAAATAATCTGTCAACCCCAAGGGAGCAAGGCAGGTGATGAAATCTGGAATCCCTCCCGAACATTTTTTGCAGGGTCCTTTGAGCAGCTCTAGTGGACCAAACATTTCCAAGGGATGGGGTACTGTAGTTCCGATCACTCGTCTCCCCCATGAAATGAGTCTCAAGTTATCTGCATGACTTGCAGAGCATGACCAAATCTCTAAGAAATTCCTTGTTTGGCCCACTAAGCTTCTGAAAGTTCCTATTTCACACTCCCAAGTCAACTGATTGATATCCCTATAGAGTTTTCTTGAAAATGATGTCCTGATTGTCCTAGAATTTTGGAATAAACCAACTAAACCGTCTGTGACTCCAAGAAATGTGGCAGATCTAAATTCACTCAAAAACTTTGGAAATAGTGGCTCTATAGACCAAAGAAAATCCATTAAGACCTCTTCGTTTTCATTTAAATAATCAATGGCATCTCGGATCACTTCATTTTCTATCCTATCAACTGATTGTTGAAGGGATCTTTTGATTTCAGTTTTCAACAGATTGATTAAACTCATATTTTTCGGAATGTTTAGTGAATTAGGCTTTTCTAGCAACTTAGCCATATCTTTACTCGAAGATGCAGGTTTAACTTTAGGATGTCCGCAGTCAATGGCAAATTGTCTTAACTCTGGATCGTACGAACCGTTGTACACACATTTCCAGAATGATAGACCCTCTGTTACAGGATCAGGGAATGCGCGTGTGAGGAATCTAGCTAGGGAGATCCCGCATGCACCCCCCAGAGATGGATCTAGGAAGAGGGTCCTTCGTTTGTAATTCAAATTTCCAACGACTTCAGGTATTGTAGTTTTTATGGCAGAGCCGAGAACTGGATTATGTCTTTCAATCATCAAGCGGGTCATGTTCCCGAAGTAATTTAGGTAGATGATTCCATCTTTCGGGCTAGTGTCAAAATGTGAAATTGTCAAACAATTGGTCCCGACTGTGCTCATTATATTACCAAAAGACAACAGTTGATCATTAGTCACACACATGATTCTAGAAAGTCGTTTTGTGAAGAGGTTTATAATTCGACCTCTAAAGACCGGAATTTTCCCGTAGTTCAAATAATCGGCAGATTGCATAGTCTCATCTTCATTTATGATTAACCCTAAGCGTTGAGTTCCAATTTGTATAGCGTTCATAATTGCATTGTTATTGTGCCAGATGTCCTGTAGATTTTGTCTAAGTTCAACCTCATCAGTGGAATGACGCAATCTATATTGATTACAAATTACTTGATTGTCTCCTTGAGCAAGTATTTTCACCTTAGTATTCCGAATCCGGGCTTCTCTTCGAATCATTAGCAATCCCACCACAGTCCATCCCTTCTGTCTTAGTCCTTCTAGACCCCCTTGTTGTCCTTGCCAACAAACCATGTGTTCGGAGTTGTTCTCTAATGTCCCGTTCCGCACTTGCATTAGATCTGGTCTCCCGTTGTAATAGATTAGACTTTGTTCAAAGAACTCATGAGTTCTGAATATTAAGTTGGGGTAACCCAGGAAAGCTCCCATAACTTTAAACACAGGTCCTGTCGCTATTTTCCTTTGATGGTTGTTCCATTTTTCATAATCAATATGATTTGCTATACAGATCTGTTCATAGCCATCACCTCCTTGGCCTTGCGTTCTATCCATTAATTTGGCTATAACAGTTGTCATGTCATCCGCCATTGTTAGCCCATTGAATAATGGTACATAATGCTCCTTAATCAAATACTCAGTGACGACAAAGTATTCCCTTAATTCCCAGGACATTAAGGAAAAGAATCTGCCTTTAATTTTGATCTCTCTTTCTTTCCCCTTCAGGCCAATTATTAGGGAGTCATCTGACAGGCCGAATTCGTCTACACCTCGCAAGAATTCAGGCCAGTTGGTACTTTTCTTTTTAAGCAATGTTTTTAGAACCTTTTCTGTTGGTATCATCTCCCCCGGTCTACTGGACACAAAATCAAGGACTTCATGTTTGTTCTTTGAATGACTTTTGTCCGAATATAACAAGCTGGGATCAATCACATCTGGGACATCAAAACATTTCAGCAGTGGCAGGTGATTCCATCTATCGCCAAAATCTTCAATAACCTTCGGAGTCGGCCATATATTTTCCTCAATGTATCTCTTGAGAGGATGGTCTTGGGGTAATTTTGTCTTATCCACGTACCACTTTTTATCCTCACTGAATTTCTTTCTCAGCACTAGATACGCCAAATCACTACCTAATCGGTTCGCATAGTTTTCATCAATGTTTTTCGGGAGTGTTACTTGTTCATGAAGAGCTCGCAAACCATCTAAATAATTAATGAAGGGATGACCCCAATGTCGAAAAGATCCATATACAACAGCCAACACCTTCAGGTTCGGGACATCTCTGATGAACTCACAGAAGGCCAAATTACATTGATAGTAAGCTCCTTGTTCTTCTATTGCTCGGTTAATGTGGCGAGTGAAGTTCGGAAACTCGGGGATCAATGGTCTGAATGTCTTGGCAAACTCGCAAAATTTCCAATTACAGATGGGTTCAACCAGTTTGATGCAATTATACCCTTCATTCCCCAAAGACTTAAGAACAACATCTCCCAAATCATACAGTTTATGAAGGTATTCTATATCATCTCTTTCAAAGCATTCCTCTGTTCGCAAAAAAAGACCAACAAGGGTGTTGAACCTTGCAATCCAAGTGTCCTTCATCATTAAAGCAAACAGTCGATCTATAATTGTTTCACTCCGTTGAAAGTAAAGTATCTTACCAACGATATAACAAATTCCTAGATGAGTCTTTATCTTGTGTGCAATATATCGACCCTCATGTTTAAGACTTTGGAAATTTAAGATTTTCCTTAATTCATCAATTTCCTGAGGGGAATTGGCGTTAAGGATGAGGATTAGATCATGCATCATCAGGAAGAGCTCTCCCCACTTGAGACAATTCCTATCACTAATATATACATTATTTAGCGGATCAATGAGCTCAGCACGAATCCAACCTCTGTAGAATGCATGTAAGACTGGGGCTGTCTCTAAAGCTTCCTTCCTCAGCACATCCAAAAACTTCTCACATCTCGAAGTGTCGATGTCCCTCTGAAGCGATATAGAAGCCCACCAATAATGCAAATCTGATGTTTCTCGAATGTTCTCAAAATTTGTTTTCAAATGATCAAATAAGATATCCCGCATCCACCAGTCTGATTGTCTGAAGACTCTGGGATATGATTGTCCACGTCGATGTCTAATGTAACCATCCAGATCATCAGAGATCAAAGGAGAATTCAAGCTATAATCATTTTGATTTAAGTGTTGAAAATGAAATCTATTGTCATTTATGAGGTCCAGATCATCTTCTTCCATCAAGTTGTCTATCCCATCTTGACCACCGAATTCATTCCAATCTTCCATGAGATCCATGATGACTCTTTGTTTTTTTCATGTCAACTCAGCCAAAGCTAGCATCTGACTCCGTCATCTCCAGTTCTTCCACCATCGGCCTGCCAGCCTTTTTCTTCCTTTTTGTGGATTTCACTCTCCGTAGAGTGATACATTTTTTGATTAGAAGAACCAATACAAGGGTGGTGATTAGTATTCCGGCTCCAAATGCCACCTCTTTGACTTTGTGGAAAAAGTTGGAGAATCTTTCCCACAGTGATTCAGCTGCTTTCACCACACTATCCCCTACATTCTTACTCTTGTCTTTACGGATCTCATCTATGATATCATCTTGAATCATGTGGCTTATATGGGAATAGAACGGGTGTTGAGCTTGTGTCAAGAACTGCACTTTGTGTATTTCAGGATTCCACCTTTCATCTGAAGCATATTTCCAGGGAAGCATTAGGCGCCCCTTGTCCCTCATCAGACCATTAAAGCCCTGCAATAGATCCTTCTCCACTTCTATCCAATCATTCCACTGTATACAAATCATGTCACTTTGATTTTTCACCATCCCGAGACATCCTTTCTCGTTTCCAATAGCATAGGCCGTAACATACTTGGCAGTGTTACTTTCCAGAGTCCCGTTCCTCATCCGGTAAATGGGATGAATCCCAGATTTCCGGGGATGGAAGTAGTGCAATTTCCGATAGCTGATTGCACCCGTGACCTGTATTGATTCCAGAGCATCTAAACAGGCCATATCATCCCTCAACTCATCTAGCTCAAACCTGATGTAAGCCCGTGTAAATCCATCGCCCAAGGCCTTTGCCGTAGTCCCTTCCGAGCAGTAAGGGATGGAGATTCCCTTACCTTTCTTCCAGTCAGGAGTTCTAAACCAAAATCCATTTTCTAGTTGGATTCCTTCCTCTCCACAGAAATTCAGAAGGCAGCTGTTTTTCAAAGGGCTTTTAGGGATGTGATGACTGTAAATGTACAATTTAGAGAAGTCCTGATCATCTCTATTGGGGTTCAATGAGATCAATTCTGCTTCTTCTACCAGTTTTTCTCCACATTTCGGTTTGTTCCCTTTCATTTCAGAATGGATCCATCTCACTGTCGAATGATCTGTGAGACAGTCTTCTTCATGACACCTCCCCTTCAAGAAAATTTCGTCCACAAATTCTTCTGTATATGGATCATAACCGGCTGAATGCTCTGTGAGCAGGATGGTTTCCTCCACCTCTTCATTCACTGAATTCCAGTAACACTCCTCTGGTGGGTACGAGCCTTCATGAGGAATCCCGGAGATTTCCCTCTGCCGTTCTTCATGGCATTCATGGTGACTAGGCAAAACAGGTACAATTCTCCGAGTGACGGTTTTGGAGAAATACCATGTGTACTCGCAACGTGTGATCCATTTGGTCTTGTGGCAAAGGTAGCCGTTCGCTAAAGCTGGATTGAAATGATCGTATCGAGTCATGTTGAAAGCTGCCACAGTCCGTCCATCTGGGCCCTCATCAAGATTGCTCAAAGGACATCTCAGCTCCTTCAGACTTGCCTCTCTCCAATACTCACCCACAGACACCGGGAGTATAACAGTTGGTATGTCTGATAGCATCATTCCCAACTCATGGGGCTCATGCAAAGGAGCCCGAGTCGTGTCCTCAACTTTCGCATTGGCAGTCGCACCAACAAAGAAGAAGAATCGCACGATATCCATGTTGAGGACTCGTTGACTATTTGTTTTTTTCATGAGTACATCATTTGCTTAGATATGGACCTTCTTCTGTATCATTGAGAATCTTGAATGGCAGATTGATTTTCCATTTCATCATGGCAGGCGGAGGATTTCCATCTTTTAAAGGAGCATAGTACATGATGAAGAATGGAGCTCCTCTTCTTCTCGATGGTGTCATACTGCTCCAGAAGCTGACTTCACACTTCTTCCCGTTGTAGGCTGTCACGAATCGAACGGTAACTGCTTTGCATAAAGCAGGATCCAATTCCTCAACATTATGTTTAAATTCTAACACTTGATCTATTCGTGCTCGGTAAAGGCAATGAGTTGTACATAATGGGTCCTTCCTGGCATGGACACCCATACAGAAAAATACCCAGGAATCTATGATGTATTGCCATATGGGACATGATGCCTCATCAATCCAGGGTTCCAAGATCTTAGTGCAATCCTCAAAGTCTTGGATAGATTCCTCAGACCGAATCTCAATCCAGGCTTGAACCCTCAATGTGTGAGTGAAAATGTCCTTTTTAATTGATGGTGCTGGAGCTGATGGAACTGAGAAGAAAGTCTCCTTCACCAACTGTGAGGTATCCGGAGCAGAAGAGGACACACGGTCCTTCTTGCTCTTCTTGAATACACTCAACATTTTTTTCACGAGAGGTCTCGTTGCCTTTTTAGTCTATGTAACAAAGAAGCTTGATCCCCTGATAGAGACCAGCCTTTTTCAGTAGCAAGATCTTGGCTTCCTTGACCGAGCCACTGCTGAGTGCAATCTCCTTCAACTTTATGTTCTTCAATTTGGGATTGTCATGACTGACAGTCATATATCCACCTCTCTTCTTCCTGAAGCACATTCCTTCCTGTAAGAGAGTCTCTAGCTGCATTTGGATTGCAGTCGAGTCTTCAGCATTATCAGATCTGTCCTCCTTTCTTGGGTTAGGCTCATCAGTTGACTCTATCTGAGGCTGATGTCTCTCCTTTATAGAAGAAGAGCTCTGATCTTTTGGATTGGCCTTGTTTTCCTCTCGTTTCGAGTCCGGATCACATAGATTGTCTTTGCATGTTTTGTCTTTAATCTCCTCCTCCAATCTCTTCTTCCACTCTTCTGTTTGGCGTTCCGCCTCCTTAACAAAACTCTCCTTGTAATAAACTCTGATATCATCTCTCCGTATAGAGGTCAAGTCTGATCTTGCACAATACCCTGTACACTCCAACACTTTGTAAATCACCTCAGTCATCAGATCATCAAGATCTTCCTGAGTCTTGATTTCATTATAATTAACTCTTTCAACGCGGATTGCATCTGATTGTAATCTCAAAGCCTCCTTTCTTTTCTCTTCCCTCCATAATGCATCTTCTTCCACAGACAGTGCACACACTGGGTCCTCCTTAATGTCAGGATTGGTGATCGTTGCAGAGTCACTGGGGGCCGATGTTTCCTCCGATTTATTTTTCCCTCGCTGTTCCCCTTTGCCTCTTTTAGATCTCTTGCTACACCCTTGTCCTGATCCCTCAATCCCCTTATTTTCAGCTGTATCTTTTTCTTTCTCTTTTTCTTTTTCTTTCTCACAAGCGCTTAGCCCCATTTCGGTAGGTGTTGAGTCTTCCTCTTGGATCTCGAAAGGTTCAACTTGTTCCTTAATAGGGTTTTCAGTCCATTCCAAATCTCTCTCTTCTGTCACTATGATTTTCTGATCTATCTCTTCCTCAGAGTCCTCGATGTCCTCAATGTTGATCTTGACGTTTTCCCAAGGCAAAGCCTTCGCTAGCCTTTGAATCTTCGCACGATCCGAATTCATGATGAGGACTCGTTGATAGTTTTTTTCATGTAATTAACACTGAGACTTGAGGAACTTGCCAACTGATCCATCACGGAGATCAGTCAAGTTGCTGACCTTATGTTTGACCCATTGTTCAATCTCAGCAGGGATTTTAAATCCAGAAGCGGAGAGATACGCAAACCACTCTTCCGGGTTTTGCGATTCTGGAACTTCTCCTATCTCAGTGACACTGGAGGAGTCTTCTTGCTCAGTGACACTCAAATCTGGCTTCTCTGTTGTGAATTCAGCAGTGAACCCTGCCCGAGTTCCCAACACGTATGCCACGATCTTTCCGTTCAACACACTGTTGACGGTATCAACCTCTGCACCCATCTTGGCATTTTTGGACCTCTTGGAACCCAGAAGAGTCCCGACAACATGACAAAACAGTGAGAACGACGGATTTGCCTGTGTTGAATAGGGTGACCGATCACTGAGGCCAAGCTCTCTCATATATGCCGCGTAAGAATCCCCCTTATCCAATTCTTCTCCTGTGACGGCTAGTTGCATCACCTCATCCGCCATTCGGCTCGAAAAGACCCATAAGATAAATTTACTGATGGAGAGACCTGTTACTTTAGTTATGTGATTTAACGTTGTCAATGCGGCGCAATCCTTGAAGCGGGAGGAGAGTGTACCATACCTGACACTGGCAAGGGGGGAATTTTTGAATTTGTAATAAAACATGTCAATGCAAGCAATAGCCTTGATATACGGATCATGCAGCAGGATGTTGCGAAGCCGATTTAATTGTCCTTGGTTAATGGGAACTGCCTTCTCATTCAGATTCTTGGCATGCTCATTGGCTTTAACATACAGCTGATCTCTGTAATCCGGATGAGTTGCCCTCGTATACCTGTATATAAAACACAAGTAGAATGCAATCCAGGTGTAATCTTTCTCCGTGATGTTGGCTTTTTCGACCACATTTTCTAATTTTGTTTGCTTCCAATCGATTGTAACGATATCCCATGGGCATACCTCTTGATCCGCTGCTCCGATGACCACTCCGAACGAGTCCCACTTAACCGGGAGTTTGTGTTTTTGATCCTTAAAAACATGGTACAATCCAGCAACTGCCATCTCTCCAGTCACTGACCCATCTTCAAACCCGTGGGCGATAGCGCCGAATAGAACCTTTGGAGCGGTATCTTTCAGTCCTATTTCTAATACTGGTTTAGATTCTTTGAATTTCTTGAACCAGGCGGAAGGGTAAGTCAATTCTGTGTCCTCCCTGGGAAGAGTGATCGAGACAGGCTCGGTCTTGTTTCTCCGATAGACTGGATCTGCTGCACGGGCCGACATTGTGATGGCTCGTTGAGGGTTTGGTCTTAACACCATGAACCATCAGAGACAAGTTGTCCTTATAAATGGGT